GGGTGGTAAGATGGGCGGCCATAGCCTTACCGACTTCCTCGAGGGCACCGGAGACAACACCACGGGTACCGATCCCAAGCCGGGCAAGCAAGGTGTGCCGAATGGTGCGGTCGTCCTCCTCGACTCGGAGGACTGCGGGTTGCCCGGGGGCCGGTGGCGGGTCAATGTGGCGGACCTCAGGGTGAACACTGCGAATCATGCTGCCAGGGACGAGTGAATGGCTTGCGTAGTATCGGGAGTAAGCCGTAGTGTGTTCCTCGTTGAAAGCAGCTTCAGTACCGATAGCCCGGCCAGTGAGGCCACGAAGATAAATAGTGATGTCTTCGTCCTCAACCTCAACCCCAAAGTAGTTGTCAGGTATGCGGCCAGTGCATGCAGCAGCGACGCTCCCATTGGGTTGTTGCATAGCCACAGCAATGCTGTTCTTGAGGTGTGAAACCACGAGCGCATCGGTGGTGAGGGGCGATCCGAGGAGGGCGAGGTCACCAGGCACACCGGCTGCTGCAGATTGGATAGCAGCAATCCGGCAGACACTGGCGTTGTCTTTCTCGTCCTCAAGGTTCGCAACAGGCATGCGGGCAAGCGCCTCATTAATGGCAGTTGCAACGGTGGTAGCAATACGCCGACGAGCGGCATCAAGCTCAGCCTCAGCGAGAGCATATTCAGCAGGCCCATGGTGGCCGTGAGTTGGGCGCCCGCGGGATCGTTCAGTAGCAAGCTTCGCCGCAGCAGCGCGCACGGCAGCGAGTCGCTGCGGGCGCCGCTCACGGAACAACCAGACCCTCGTCATTGGGAGCACCTGGCGCGCAGTCGCCCAAAGGCAGCCACCGCACCATCGGGATCCAGCATGGTGCGGGACGCGCATGCAGGTGCTACAGTTGTTGGCAAAGAGGTCGGGCCATTCGGGAATCTCCTCATGCTGGCGCTGCAACCTGAGGGGAAAGCGGCGTGCATTGGCATACTCACCCAATTTTCGGTTGGGCTCACCCAGAACATCCTTCACCTCAGCATCATATGCGTGCTTGAGCTCCTCCTCATCCGGTGCCCAGGGCGGGGCGGCAAGACCGGCGATAGCAGCGGCAACGACAGCAAAAGGGTCGTCGCGAAGCCGTTGAATCTCCTCCCAC